CCTATATTTTGCTCCGGGGGGATATTTTGCACAATGTCGCGCCATTAACCTCTGTTGAACTTTGAGGAAAGGGGGTAGAAACTAATGGCCAACCGACGTAGAAGCTCACATTCCGAGCCAAAAACTCTTCGTCCACCAGCCACAACTCCCGAAGGACGTGAGAATCAGCTTATTTCTTTGGCTGTAAACCTTGCAGAACAGAAGTTGGCCGACGGAACGGCCTCTTCTCAGGTTATTGTGCACTATCTGAAGCTTGGTTCATCACGAGAGAGACTTGAACAAGAGCGCCTTCAGCGAGAGAATACTTTGTTGGATGCTAAAACAGACGCTATCGCCTCGGGAAAGAAGGTTGAAGAGCTCTATAAGACAGCACTAGATGCTATGCGCTCCTACGCGGGGCTAGAAACTCTGGAGTCTTATGAAGATTAGATCTTACACCGAGCTTCGAGAGATTGAAGACTTCGAGGAACGCTATGAATACCTTGCGTTGAACGGCGCTGTGGGCGCAAAGACTTTTGGCTTTGATCGACATCTTAACCAGAGGTTCTATACGTCTCGCGCTTGGCGCCAAGCGAGGTCTGCTGTGATTATTAGAGATAGAGGCTGTGATCTTGGCGTCGATGGTTACGAGATTCACTCTGGTCTTGTTATTCATCATATGAATCCGATGACTATTGAAGATCTTAGTGAGTTTAATCCCTCGACTATGGATCCAGAGTTCTTGATCACTACAACGCACGACACACATAACGCCATTCATTACGGAGATAGATCTCTCTTGGTGAGACCTATGGTCGAACGTAAACCCGGAGACACGAAACTCTGGTAGGGAGGAACACAATGGAACCTAACTATGACGAAGAAGATCTTGACATCGCCATTGCGTGTCATTTGGCCGTCGGACCTGGAGAAGAGGAGGACTCAGAGGGATGAGCGCGATCAACTATGACAGGCCCGTGAAGAACTTGATTTCCGGTTTGAATCAGACCGGCCATGTCACCCATACAAGTTATACAAAGACTTCGGTTACCTTTCACCACAACGCGGGTCGTCTCTCTCATGAGGGAGTATTGGAGGTTTGGCGTACGCGTCCAGCTTCGGCGCATTTCGACGTTGACGCGGCCGGCGCTGTTGCGCAGTATGTCGACGTTCACGAGTATGCATGGGCCGTCGGCAACACCGCAGGCAATAAGTCGACGATCAGTATCGAGATGGCCAACTCTTCTTTGTCGCCGCGTTGGGAAGTTTCGCCAACGACTTGGCGTTCCGCGGCTCGCCTTGGTGGTTGGCTTTTCGCCAACGTGATTCACGCTCGTCCAAGTTACAACAACACGTTTGGGCATGATCACTGGAAGTCGACGTCGTGTCCTGGGCCTTACATTCACAATGTCTGGTCTCAACTCATGGCCGAGACGCAGAAGTCATACGATCTATTCGTCGGACACACGCAGTCACACGCCGCACCAGCTCCTTCGGGCGCCAAGACAGTTGGACAACTGGCGGATGAGGTTATCGCTGGGAAGTGGGGCAACAACCCAGAGAGAGCGCAACGACTTCGAGCCGCAGGTTATGATCCGAATGCCGTCCAAGCTGAGGTCAATCGACGTCTCCGTTGAAAACGTCAAAATGGGGAGGAGTTATCGATGACTGAAAGTATTTTGAACGGGACCAAGAAACTCCTCGGGATCAAGGAGGATTATGACGCCTTTGATCTTGACATCCTAATGCACATTAATAGTGTTCTCTCTACGTTGCAACAACTTGGCGTCGGCCCCTCTGAGGGTTATGTTGTTTACGACGAAGAGGCGACCTGGGGTGACTACTTAGGAGGATGGCGCCCAGAAACGCCACCCAGTCCGCCATTGACTGCCCACTACAGGTATGTTCTAAACCAACTTCATGCCCCAGGCGAATTTCTTATCATTCCTGACGTTTGGTTTGTCTTTCATCCTGTCGATCTAGGTGGACGTTCTCATGATTGGGTGGCCGAACTAGAAGTCTCGGATGTGATCGAGATCGATGGCTCGACTTACACGATCGAAAGTATTAATCGAGCAGAGGGGGGAATGCCCCAAGGCATGGTTGACTCCCTGCTCAACTCTGGCCTAACGTTGTTGCATACAGAACCGCATCCCATTGCGTATGCCATTCCGCCAGCAAGGTCGGTCTTTACGTATCCAGCGCCACCGCCGCCAGAGAAACCGATTCGTCCGCCAGCAATGTACAGCGCTGTGCGATCGTATGTTTATCTGCGTGTAAAGTTACTGTTTGATCCGCCATCGACATCTTTCGGGATTACTGCGATCGAGGAGCAGATTAAGGAACTCGAATGGCGCCTTAACGTTGTTAGGGAAGGAGAACTGTGGACCTCACAGGCGACGTCCTCCACTTCACCGTAACAGACGACCTTGTGCATTTCGGCGTCAAGGGAATGCGTTGGGGTGTTCGGAAGCAGGACGTGAGGTATGATAGGTGGGGCCAGAAGCGATCTGGGAAGGGTCGACTTCTGAACTCAGAAGATGTGCTCGATATGGACAACTACATCGAGCGGATCAACCGAGGCACCACGCGAAGTCTCTCGAATAAGGAATTGAAAGACGTGGTCGAGCGGATGCGACTTGAGCGGGCGTACGATGAAGTTCGCACGACGCCACCGGTTCGAGGGAAATTTGAGACGGCTATTCGAAAGACTATCGGCGACGAGATGAACCGGCAAGTTAGTAGCATTGTTCAAGCTGGAGTAAAAAGCGCTATGACTCCCGGTTCTGGGATTAATACAGCGTTGAAGAATCCAAAAGATCTTCAAGTAAACCTTTATAAGGGTGTGGCTTGGGGAATGGCTAAGGCCGCGGGAAAGGTCTAGAGTATAAATGGTTCTTTCCAACACAGAGGTTCCTCGCTATTATAAAGAATTTCGAGCTGCCGTTATGCGCGGCGAGATTCCGGTTAATAGAGAGATTTCGATGGAGATGAACCGAATTGACTCGCTCGTCGCCAATCCGAACATCTATTATGATGATTTAGCTGTAGAGGGTTTCATTCGTTATTGCGAAGATGAACTTACATTGACCGATGGAAGCGATCTCCACCTGTTACCCTCGTTCAAACTCTGGGCAGAACAGATCTTTGGTTGGTATTATTTCGTCGATCGAAGCGTCTATCAACCGTCTGAAGATAACCGTGGTGGACATTACATAAACAAAACCATTAAGAAACGGCTAACGACAAAGCAGTATCTGATCGTCGCCAGAGGCGCTGCAAAGTCTATGTATGGTTCATGTATTCAAAGTTATTTCCTAAATGTTGATACCTCGACAACGCATCAAATTACGACAGCGCCGACAATGAAACAGGCAGACGAGGTCATGTCACCATTTCGGACTGCCATTACGAGAAGTCGTGGGCCGTTGTTTAGATTTTTGACTGAGGGTTCTCTTCAGAACACTACAGGTTCGAGAATGAACCGCGTGAAACTTGCTGCGACAAAGAAAGGCATTGAGAATTTTCTAACGGGGTCGCTTCTCGAAGTCAGACCAATGGCGATCAACAAACTGCAAGGTCTAAGGCCTAAAATTTCGACAGTTGACGAGTGGTTGTCTGGCGCGCTTCGCGAAGATGTTGTCGGGGCGATCGAACAAGGCGCTTCCAAACTGGATGATTATTTGATCGTGGCGATTAGTTCTGAGGGCACCGTTCGAAATGGTAGCGGCGACACGATTAAACTTGAACTTGCCGACATCTTAAAGGGCGAATATTTAGCGCCGCACGTTTCTATCTGGCATTATAAACTGGATGAACTAGACGAAGTTAACGACCCCTCGACATGGCTTAAAGCAAACCCAAATCTTGGAAAGACCGTCTCTTATGAGACCTACCATTTGGATGTTGAACGCGCCGAGAAAGCTCCCGTGTCGAGAAACGACATCTTGGCGAAACGTTTCGGAATTCCAATGGAAGGGTACACGTATTTCTTTACTTACGAAGAGACACTTCCGCATCGTTTTCGGGAGTATTGGCAGATGCCTTGCGCTTTGGGCGCAGACCTGTCGAAGGGCGATGACTTCTGTGCTTTTACTTTCTTGTTTCCTTTGAAGAACGGCGCGTTCGGAGTCAAGACTAGAAGTTACATTTCTTCTCTGACGCTTATGCGTCTTCCCGGAGCTAGGCGTCTGAAGTATGATCAGTTCATCAATGAAGGAAGTCTTCACGTTCTTGATGGAACAATTCTTGATCTCATGGAGGTGTATGATGACCTCGATCAGCACATTCAGAAGTCTGAGTACGATGTTCGCGCGCTTGGTTTTGACCCCTATAACGCGAAAGAGTTCGTCACGAGATGGGAAAACGAGAATGGGCCTTTCGGGATTGAGAAAGTAATTCAGGGAAGCAGAACTGAGTCTGTTCCTCTTGGAGAATTGAAACTTTTGAGCGGCGAGAGACTTCTTCTCTTCGACCAGGAACTAATGTCCTTCGCCATGGGTAACGCTATTACGCTAGAGGACACGAATGGTAATCGTAAGTTGTTAAAGCGTCGCCAAGATGAAAAGATCGACAACGTATCAGCTCTAATGGATGCGTTTGTGGCGTATAAGGCTAACAAGGAGGCTTTCGAATGAGCGAAGAGCTTATTCACTATGGAGTACCTGGGATGAGGTGGGGAATTCGACGATCTTCGGTTGCTAGAGCTGCGAGGCGTAAGGAAAACGAGGACATTAAGTTTGCCAGGCAGCAACGGAAGATTGATCTGAAGACGGCCGACCTTCGATACCACATGACTAAGCGCCAAAAGGGTGAGGCCAACGCAAGGGCCGAGTTCGAGAGGCAGAAGGCCGAGATTTTGAATAGTGAAAACTCACGTGTGGCCACAAAGTTGCGTACTGGCGAGAAGGTGGCGACCCGTTTGTTTCGTGGAAAGAATGCTTTGATTAAGAATGCGAAGGTCACAGACAAGCGAAACTGGGAATTGACGGCAGCACAAGAGCGTGCGTTCGTTGCGCAGGAGTTTGCTTTTCGTTCGCGGTAAAACCGTCAAAATGGGGAGGGAGGTGAGCCATGGTCGGAGTCGCATCACGTTTTAGGAACATGTGGAATGTCTTCACTGGCGAAGAGACTCGGCGCATTCCGGATTATAACTATGGAGTCAGTTATGGATCTCGTCCAGATCGAACTAGACTTCTAATTTCCAACGAACGTTCTATCGTTACAGCAATTTACAATCGCATAAGTATCGATGTCTCCGGGATTGAGATTCGTCACGTACGTCTAGACGCAGATGGCCGCTATAAGGAGGACATCCATAGCGACTTGAACAATTGCCTGACTCTGGAAGCGAATCTCGACCAGGCAGGAAGAGCTTTCCGTCAGGACATTGCGATGACACTCCTCGATAAGGGTGTTTTGGCTATTGTTCCGGTCGACACAAGCGTGGACCCTAACGTCTCGGCTGGTTTCGAGATCAAGACACTTCGCGTTGGCCACATTGTCGGGTGGTACCCGCATCATGTCAGGGTGAATCTGTACAATGAGAACACGGGACAACGCGAAGAAGTTACTGTAAGTAAGGCTACGACGGCTATTGTCGAGAACCCTTTGTACTCGGTCATGAACGAGCCTAATTCTACATTGCAGCGTTTGATCAGGAAGTTGAACCTGCTAGATTCGGTAGACGAGCAATCTGGGTCTGGGAAACTTGATCTAATTATCCAGTTGCCCTACGTGATCAAGTCTGAGGCTCGACGTCAACAAGCAGAACAAAGGCGTAAAGACATTGAGTTCCAACTAAAGGGCAGCCAGTACGGCATTGCCTATACGGACGGGACCGAAAAGATCACGCAACTTAATCGACCTGCTGAAAACAATTTGCTTACCCAGGTCGAATACCTTACAAAGATGCTATATTCGCAACTCGGTCTGACTGAAGAGATTATGTCAGGCATTGCTGATGAAAAAGCAATGCTAAACTACAACAACCGAACTATTGAACCAATTGTTTGTGCCATTACCGAGGCAATGCGGCGTACTTTCCTGTCCAAGACGGCTAGATCTCAGCATCAGTCGATTCTATATTTTAACGATCCGTTCAAACTTGTCCCCATCAACAACATTGCAGAAATCGGAGACAAGTTTGCTAGGAATGAAGTAATGACTTCGAACGAAATTCGTTCCGTCATCGGCCTTAGGCCGTCTTCAGACCCGAAGGCAGACGAACTAAGGAATAGTAACATGCCAGAGGAAAAGCCAGACGCTAGTCGACCAACGACTGAGGTAGCGTCAAATAACGAAACGGAAGGGAGCAGCCCCAATGGAGTTTGACTTCAGCGGGTACGCCACCAAGGCAAATCTTAGGTGCTCGGATGGCCGAACTATCATGCCTGATGCATTCAAGCATTGCGATGGTAAGGTTGTTCCCTTGGTTTGGCAGCACGGCCATAACACCCCAGACAATATTCTGGGGCACGTCAAGCTTGAAAGTCGAGCCGACGGCGTGTATGCATATGGGTACTTCAATGAGACTCCGAGTGCCCAGAATACCAAGATGCTCCTTAAGCATGGAGACATTAAGGCTCTTTCTATTTACGCCAACCAGTTGGTCGAACGCTCGAAGAATGTTTTTCATGGCATGATTCGTGAAGTGAGCCTAGTTCTTTCGGGCGCGAATCCTGGCGCGCTTATCGATTACGTTAGTATCGCGCATGGCGACGATGACATCGAAACGCTCGATGACGAGGCGATTATCTATACTGGTCTTTCGCTGGAGCACGCCGATGAGAAGCCGAATAAGGATCTCACGGTTGAGGATGTCTACAACAGCATGACGGACATTCAGAAGGATGTTGTGCATTTCATGATTGGCGCGGCCCTTGAGGGCGCGAACAAGGAGGCCGAGGAAGAGGCCGCCGCCCACACGGACACCATCGAGGTAAAGGACGACGAGACCATGGGCCATAACGTTTTCGAGCAGAACGCGACCCCCGACCTTCCGGCAAAGACCATCACGCACGACGATATTCGAGGCATCGTTGCTGACGCCGTCAAGATTGGTTCTTTGAAGACTGCCGTTGAGAACTTCGCGCACGCTACTTCATACGGCATCGAGAACATCGACCTTCTCTTCCCCGACGCCAAGAACCTTACCGACCGGCCGGAGTTTATCTCTCGGCGTATGGAGTGGGTGTCTACGGTTCTCGGTGGCACTCGTCATAGTCCTTTCTCGCGAATCAAGACTATGACTGCTGACATTACGCATGATGAGGCTCGCGCCAAGGGTTATGTCAAGGGGACGATGAAGAAGGAAGAGTTCTTCAGCGTTGCAAAGAGGGTTACGACTCCGACTACGATTTACAAGAAGCAGAAGTTGGACCGTGACGACATTATTGACATCACCGACTTTGACGTCGTTGCATGGATCAAGGCCGAGATGCGCATGATGCTTGACGAGGAGATTGCGCGAGCAATTCTCATTGGTGATGGGCGCGACGTCGCCGATCCCGACAAGATCAACGAGGAGCACATCCGCCCCATCGCTAAGGAGGAAGACCTCTACGTCCACCGGGTCGAGTTCGACCCGAAGGGACAGGGCGTTAAGCCGGCGGATCTTATCGACACCGTTCTGCTCGCTCGTCCGCATTATAAGGGCAGTGGTTCTCCCACGCTCTTCACCACCGAGGAGGTTGTCACGAACTTGCTCCTCACTAAGGACACTACGGGTCGCCGAATTTGGACTTCGGTCGCAGAACTTGCGAGCGAGATGCGCGTTGCGAACATCGTCACTGTCGAGGCAATGGAGCCTCCGGCTAACCCACAGGGGACCCTGGTTGTCGGCATCATTGTGAACCTCGCTGACTATACGGTTGGCGCCGATAAGGGCGGGTCTATTTCAATGTTTGACGATTTCGACATCGATTACAACCAGTACAAGTATCTGTTGGAGACTCGTCTTTCCGGCGCATTGACGAAGGTTAAGTCTGCCATCGTCATCGAGAGCCCTGTCACTGCTGGCCCTTGAGTGTTGCGAAATGACTAAGTTCCACGGAAAACTCGGATACGGGAAAGCTGTGGAAACTGAAGCCGGCGTGTGGGAAGATCGCATCGAAGAACGCTCCTACTTCGGAGATGTAGTGAGAAACACACGCCGGCTTCAAAATGGGGAGACACTTCACGACAATTTGTCGTTTGGGAATTCTATTAGTATCGTTTCCGACGCTTATGCCGACAAGAATTTCTATGAGATTAGGTATATTGAGTGGGCGGGTACTCTATGGGTTGTTAGTGATGTAGAAGTTCAGCCTCCTCGTCTAATCCTGCGTTTGGGAGGTGTCTACCATGGGCCGACGCCTCGATCTTCAGAAGGATCTTGAGAAGGCTTTAGGAAGCAAGCATGTTTACTTTCAACCGCCGGCCAATGTGCATCTAGAGTACCCTTGCATCGTGTACCATAGAGATCTAGTTGACGAGCTGTATGCCGACAACTTTGCATATCGAAGACTTAAGCGTTATCAGGTGACGGTGATCGATCGGAACCCAGACAGTCCAATTCCAGATCGTGTCGCAGCATTGCCCCTATGTTCATTCAGTCGTTTCTTTACATCCGAGAATCTAAACCATGACATCTTTACGATCTATTTCTGAGGAGGAATAGACGATGGCAGCCCTTACTTGGGATCAGACTGGTACTCGTTTCTACGAGACCGGTGTGGACCATGGTGTGCTCTACCTTCCGAACCCTGTCGGAGTTTACGACACGGGTTACGCATGGAACGGTCTTATCACCGTAACCGAGTCTCCGTCCGGGGCCGAGGCAAGCCCTCAGTATGCGGACAACATTAAGTATCTGAACCTCATTAGCGCTGAGGAGTTTGGCGCGACCATCGAGGCGTTTACTTATCCGGAAGAGTTTTCTGAGTGCGATGGCACGGCAGTTCCTGAGCGTGGCGTGGTTATTGGTCAGCAGCCTCGCAAGCAGTTTGGTCTGTGCTACCGCACTAAGGTTGGCAATGACGTCGCAGGCCAGGATCTGGGGTACAAGCTCCACCTCATTTATGGCGCACAGGCCGCGCCTTCTGAGAAGGCATACAGCACGGTTAATGACTCCCCAGAGGCTTTGACTTTCAGCTGGGAGCTTACGACCACTCCTGTGGATGTGCCGGGTTATAGCCCGACGGCCTCCATGACGATTGACTCCACCAAGGTTGATTCTACGGCGCTTGCTAGTCTGGAGACTATGCTTTACGGTTCTGGCAATTCGAACCCGACGCTTCCCACTCCAGAGGAGGTTCTCGGCCTGTTCGGCGGAACGGTGACTCAGGTCATTCCTACGGCGCCAACCTACGTCGAGGGTACGAAGACTTTGACCATCCCGTCGATTGTGGGGGTCGAGTATTACATGGATGGCGCCGTTGTCGCCGCAGGAGACGTCGTCTTGACGAAGAGTACTATGGTCTACGCCAAGCCTACGCCTGGGCACCGGTTCCCGCTTATTGTTGACACGGATTGGTTCTATCGGGTCGCCTGACTTTGAACTACGGAGGCCAGAGAGTGCTTCGCTTGATCGTTGGTCGTAATGAACTATACGACGAAACAACTAATGAATTCCGAATGACCGAAGGCGAACCTATTGAGTTGGAGCACTCTCTGGTTTCTGTGTCAAAATGGGAAGCAATTACTGAAAAACCGTTCTTGTCTAACGGTGTAAAGACAGATGAAGATGTTCTACTTTATATCAGATGTATGTGTCGTAGTCCTATTTCTAATGAAAAGTTTGTAGAGGCGTTAACTGCGGAAGATCTATCAAACATAAACAACTACATCAATGCAAAACAAACAGCAACATGGTTCTCCGAAGATAGAAATCCGCGTTCCAGAGAAGTTGTTACGTCAGAACTAATCTATTACTGGATGATAGCCATGGGCATTCCTTTTGAATGCCAGCATTGGCATCTGAACAGACTACTCACATTAATTAGAGTGTGTAGTGTTAAGAATACTCCGCCTAAGCCCAAGAGTAGGGCGGAAATGGCGAACCAGCAGCGGGCTCTCAATGCAGAGAGGAGGGCCCGCTTGGGAACGAGCGGGTGAATGGGGGTTCCATGACAGCGATCGTTTGGGATGCTACAGGCGAAAAGTTTTTTGAGACGGGAGTTGATCGCGGGGTATTATACTATAATGGGGTCGGTGTCCCTTGGAATGGATTGATTTCGGTTGGGGAGACAAACACTGGCGAACCCCGAGAGTTTTTTGTTGATGGCTACAAGTATCTCCAGATTTCCTCTACCGAGACATTCAGCGCGACAATTACAGCATTTTCGTCGCCAAATGAATTCCTTCCCTGCGCGGGAATCGTTCCGGTTCGACCCGGCGTTTACTTCACCAACCAAATTCACCGCCCATTCGATTTTTCTTACAGAACTAGAATCGGGAATGATGTGCGTGGTGTAACGTTCGGCTATAAAATCCATCTCGTGTACAATGCGCTTGCTTCCCCGATTTCGATCACGCACACTACTATCGGAGCGGAAGTTACTCCAGTTCAATATTCGTGGAATGTCATGACTAAGCCCCCAGAGATGGCCGGTCATTTTCCTTCCTCGCACGTACTTCTCGATTCACGAATGATCGTACCTTCAACTCTGGCACGCATTAATGATATTCTTTATGGTTCTAGCGCTGGCGATGCTCGTCTTCCAACACTCGACGAACTTGTTGATATTTTTGATGAGGCGGCATGACTAAACTCGTCTGGGGAAGTACTGCGCCAATTGACGCCGGAGTAAAGAACGTTATATATTTCTCAACCGATGGTCGTGGATTTGTGTGGAACGGTGTCCAGACTATTTCAGAGAACACGACGGATTCAGAAGTCACCATATATATAGATGGACAAGTCGCAACTCTATATCGAACAGATCAAACACTTACTTTAACTTTAACTGCGCTATCCTATCCGATGGATGTGCTGCGAAGTACTATTTCCTTAGCATATCAAAATACCTGGCGGGGCCACCGCACATTGCACCTCATCCCTAGAGTCATTTTTAGCAAGAAGCAAACGGATTATACTCAGAGGGATCCGAGTATCTTCACCTTTGATGGTGTTGTAGATTATACTCAGTACACGTCTAAGATGCGTAGTCCTCGGATTCTTATTGATCTGGACGCGTTGAAGCCGGAAGTTGAGAGTACACTCCTAAAGTGTCTATACGGTTCAGATACCGACAACGCGCGGTTTCTGGACCTTGACGATGTCGAAGAGATTTTTGAATCTCATGCTATTCTACGAGTCACAGACTATGGCGACGGGAAATTTACGATTAGCGGCCCAGACTCCGCAGTTAAAATGATGAACACAACGCTATTCGAGGTAAGTTGGCCGTCTGTAAAGATTTTGTCCGCCGATTCCTACACGATTAGTTCATTGTGAAAAAGAGGGGGTTCTTTTGGCTACCGTGACAAGTTTAACCGCCGAACGAATGCTGGCTATCGAAGGTATGAGCGTTACAGATGCGGTCGTTGACGATAGTGGTTCTCTCATCTTGTCGAGGCATGACGGAACAACAATCGATGCTGGCGTAGTTGTTGGGCCAAAGGGCGACAAGGGAGACAACTCACTCCCGGGAAGCGTTTCTGTCGCGCCAGGAACTGTAGTTGTTCGTGACTCGGAAGGACGGTCGAAGTCGGCAAGTCCTACAGCGGGCGACGATGTCGCCACTAAGGCGTATGTCGATAAGAATTTCGGTCTTCCGGACCCTATGGTTTCTTATTTTGTTGGGCAGATTTCCGTGAGTGCAACGAGCGCCGGCACGCAATTGCCTTCTTTGACACCTATTACCGTCACCACGCCGAGGCCTATGTGGGTGGATTTGAGACTTAGTGCTCTAGGGCTTGCGACGACTGGTGAAGTGCGGGCGTCCATCATTCTAGCCGGCGTTACTACTTCGTCTTGGCCGATGTACAGCAACGGCAATATTCTGTATCTCGCCGGGGTTGTTTCCGCCGGTCTTTCCGTCCATATGAGTATGTCTCAGGCATATAAGTTAAACGCGGGAACGACAACTGTAAAAGTTGAAGCATATCTTGGAAACACGGCCAGCCCCAATTTTATAAATCATCCGAAACTGGAGGTAGTTCCGCTTCGCTGGGCCGACTAGGAGGCGTTATGATCACAGTAACATCGCACGGTTCATTTAAGAAGACAGAGGATTTTCTTCAAAAGATGAGCCGCTTCGAGCCGTCAGAAGTTGTTTCTTCCGGCGCCAGAGCTGGCGTTCAGGCACTATCCATTGCAACGCCGGCAGACACTGGCCGGACGGCGTCTTGCTGGGATTATGAGTTGACACGCTCTGGAAAGACATTTTCTATTACTTGGGTGAATCGGAATGTCGTCAATGGTGTTAATGTCGCTACTTTGATTCAGCATGGCCACGGCACCGGCACCGGCGGGTACGTTCCTGGGCGTGATTTTATAAATCCGGCCATGAAAGAGGTTTTTAAGAATGTCACAGAACAAGTCTGGAAGGAGGTGACTAAAGCTTGAGTACAGTCGACGAGAGGGTTGTCCAACTAAAGTTCGATAATCGGCAATTCGAACACGGCACAAAGCAGACTATGGAGTCGATTAAGACTCTAAACAAGGGGCTAATGTTCGAAAATGCGCATAAAGGTTTTTCTGACATTAGCAGCGCCGCAAGCAAGGTTAACTTCAATCCCTTGAACGCGGGAATTCAAGGCGTCGGACAGCAATTCAGCGCAATGTCCGCAATTGCATTTAGTGTATTGAATAACATTACGACGAAAGCTATGGATGCTGGCGCCAAAATTGCTAAATCTCTTACTATTGCGCCGATCAGCGCAGGACTTCAAGAGTACGAAACTAATTTGAATTCTGTTCAAACGATTATGGCAAATACCCAATCTAAGGGAAGTACACTAAAAGACGTTAATGGTGCGCTTAAGGAACTTAACAATTATTCTGACCAGACCATTTATAATTTCTCGGAAATGGCCAAGAATATTGGTACATTCACGGCCGCAGGCATCGATCTTAAGACTTCGACCGGCTCCATCAAGGGAATTGCAAACCTCGCCGCGATGTCGGGTTCGAACTCGCAGCAGGCTTCGACTGCGATGTATCAGTTGTCTCAAGCAATGTCGGCGGGAACGGTTAAACTTCAGGACTGGAATTCCGTTGTAAACGCAGGTATGGGCGGCGAGGTATTCCAAAACTCATTGAAAGAAACCGCCCGGGTTCACGGCGTGAATGTTGACAAACTTATCAAGAAGGAAGGAAGTTTCCGAGAATCTCTTTCGACTGGTTGGATTACGTCGGAGATTATGACGGAAACCCTCGCTAAATTTACAGGCGATCTGAGTGAGAAGCAACTCCAGTCTATGGGGTATAATGCCAAACAGATCAAGGGTATTATGGCGCAAGCCCAGACGGCTAAGGATGCGGCTACAAAAGTTAAGACTCTATCCCAGCTTATGGGAACGCTTGAAGAAACGGTGCAATCTGGTTGGGCGCAAACCTTCGAACATATTTTCGGTGACTTCGAAGAGGCGAAGGAACTTTGGTCGGGCATTAATGAAGTAGTTGGCGGGGCTTTGAGCCGTCAAGCCGACGCTAGAAATCAAATGTTGGCTGGTTGGAAAGACATGGGCGGCCGTACGGAGTTGATTGCCGGCCTCAAGAATACCTTCAATGGTCTAATGTCGGTAGTCAAGCCCATTACCGAAGCATTCCGTAATATTTTCCCAGCAACAACCTCCAAGCAATTGTATGACATGACGAAGAAATTTAGCGAGTTTACAGAGAAACTGAAACTTAGCGACAAGTCTGCACTGAATCTTAAGCGAACCTTCCAGGGAGTATTTTCGCTTTTTCGTATCGGTTGGGAGATTGTAAAGGGTATTGTCGATATCTTCATGAAATTGTTTGGTGCTATCTTTAGCGGCACGGGAGCAGTACTTGGTTTCACTGCAAAACTTGGAGATATGGCCAATAATCTGGCTTGGAGTCTAACCAAGGGTGACGGCTTGGCTAATTTCTTTGATAAACTGGGCGACAAACTCATTGCGCCGATCAAGGCCATCAAAGACTTTGGAAGTTCGGTTAAAGACTCTTTAGGGACGGACCCAGGAACAGAACTTGAGGATGGCATTGGGCGAGTAGCAACTCGTACTGAAGGAGTGCGAGTCCATCTCGAAGCCTTCGCGGCTGGCGTTGGCGATGCCTTCGACAAGGTACAGCAGAAACTAGGGCCGATCGTAGATAAGATTGGGGATTTTCTAGGTAGCGTCGGAACAAAACTCAAGGAAACTTTTAGCGGCGAAGGGGCGTTCGACCGAGGCATCGACGTCGCGAATGTCGGGATCTTTGCGGCGATCGCATATTTTGTGAAGAAGTTTCTTGATGGCGGCCTGATCAATGTTGATTTCTTTAAGGACTTCATTGGAAGTCTACAAGAAATGTTTGGCGCGCTGACTGACACCCTCGGTGCCATGCAGAGTCAACTTAAGGCAAGCGCTTTGATGAAGATTGCAATGGCTATCGGAATTCTTGCAGCTTCTATCGTCGTGTTGTCAATGATCGATTCTGACAAACTTCAAAAGGCCTTGCTTGCCATTACCGGAATGTTCTTGCAGCTTGGCCTTGGCATGTTGATCTTGACAAAGATTTCTCCAGACGCAGATGCAAAAAGAATGGGAAAGTTGGCGGCAGGTCTCATTCTTTTGGCTACGGCCATTCTTATTCTGTCGCATGCCGTTCAGAATTTGGCAGCTCTAGATTGGCAAGGTCTTGCTAGAGGACTTACCGGTCTTGTTGGCATTTTGTTGGCGCTAGCGTTGACTTTGAAGTTGATGCCAGAGACGAAGGGTTTGGTTCGTACCGGCCTAGGCCTGATCGTTCTGGCTGGAGCGATTCGTCTACTCGGTGAGTCTGTCGAACTATTTTCGAAACTTGACTGGGCTGGAATGGGGCGAGGCCTGGCCGGAGTTGCGGCCTTGTTGGTTTCTCTTGCGTTGTTTACTAAGTTCTCAGACGCTGGAAAGATGTCCCTCCGGAATGGTCTCAGCATTCTGGCCATGGCTGGTGCTATGGCTATCTTGGCGCAATCTGTTCAAATGTTCTCGGAGATGGGCGTAAAGGAACTCGCAAAGGGCTTGGGCGGCGTCGCTGTGGCGCTGGTCTCTATGTCGTTGTCCTTGAAGCTGATGCCGAAGAATTTGATGGGGATGTCAGTTGGAATTCTGATGGTCTCTGGCGCCATGTTTGTGATGGCTGAGGCGATTAAGAAATTTGCCGGGATGGAAATTAATAGTATCGGTCAGGGATTGATTTCGATCTCTGCCGCTCTTGTTGTGATTGGCGTGGCGTTGCGGACAATGCCAAAGAAGCTCGGGAAGCAGTCAAAGGCCCTTATGGGGGTGGCTGTGGCTATTGTTGCGCTTTCTCAAGCTCTCATGATGATGGGCGGTCTTACTCCCGAGCAAGTTGCTGTTGGTCTGATTGCGCTTGGCGGATCCTTGGGTATTCTCGCCGGTGGAGTTCGCTTGATGGGCGGGGCAGCAAAGGGCGCCATCGGTATGATGCTCGTGACGGCTGCGCTCGGCATGCTTATTCCGCTGTTGCTTCACTTTGCGGCTGCCGGAATTGCAACTGTCGCGCTTGCTATTGGCGGAATCGCTGCTGCGCTAACTGTGCTGGGTCTCGCAGGTTTGCTTATCGGGCCTGTTGTTCCGGCTCTTCTGCTCCTTGGCGGGGCGATTGCAGCCATCGGGGCTGGCGCAATGCTTGCGGGCGCGGCGATTATGCTTATGGCTGCGGGCATGGGCGCGCTTGCTGAGCTTGGTTCCGCCGGCGTCGAAGCTATGAAGCAGTTCAGCCTTATCTTGGTAGACTTCATCAAGGGTACCGTTGTCGGTCTTGGCGAGGCCTTCGTCGAGATTATTCGCATCATTGGCGAAAGCGCCCCCGTAATTGGCGAAGCTGCGATTTCAGTAATCAAGGCAGTGCTTGATGCATTTGTGACTGTTATTCCAGACATTGTAAATGCTGTACTTACGCTCATTGACGATCTACTTCGAGCTTTTGCAGATCATGTGCCTAGCTTCGTTCAGTCGGGAATGGATATCATTGTTGGCACGCTAACTGGCATCGCGGCTCGAATGCCAGAGATCATGCAGTCTGGAATGACTATCATTATTTCCATCTTGCAGGGCATCGCTAACAATATTCAATCTGTCGTGGAAGCCGGCGCAGATATCATTATCAGCGTACTTAAGGGCATCGCGAAGAAGCTTCCTGATATGATTACTGCCGGCGTTGATGTTATTGTAGCGTTCCTCGACGGTGTAGCAGACAATATTGATCGAATCATCGATGCTGGTTTCAACTTGGTCATCGAGTTTATTAGAGGACTGACGAACGCCATCAATGAGCGAGGCGGCGAGCTAATGGACGCAGGCTGGGATCTTGCAGAGTCTCTTATCAAGGGCGCAATCAATGGCATTACTGAAGGCGTCAGCCGCGTTAAAGACGCAGCGGTAAATATGGCCAAATCTGCTTGGAATGGTGCGAAGGAATGGCTCGGGATTAACTCTCCGTCGAAGAAGTTCGAGTGGATTGGTATGGGAATCGACGAGGGCATGACTCAGGGTATTGATAAATATTCACGAATGGTCTACAAATCTACAGAATCTGTCGGAAAGGGGACCGTCGAGACCATGCGTCGTTCGTTGGCAGGTCTTGAAGAGCTGGTGAATATGGACATGAACCTATCGCCGACGATCTCGCCAGTGGTTGATCTCACGAGTTTCAGGGCTGGCATTGGGCAGATGAACTCCGAAATTGCGAATAGCCGCATCGCTCCGAGTCAATCATTTGCCAAGGCTAATTCGATTCGTTTGCCAGAGACTGGGTCTGATTATTACGCGAAATTTGAGCCGGCCCCTTCGAACGTTATTAATTACACGCAGTATAATACCTCGCCAAAGGCTCTAAGTTCTGCTGAGATTTATCGCAACACTAGAGCATCGCTGAGGTCTACCCAGGGGCGGTGGCTTGTAAATGCTTACTAAGGTCGAAGTTCATGAACCTTTTCGGTATCAGAATTTGATTTTGCCGCTTAGCGAGGTTAGTGATGGCGTCACAGTTCTTGACGTTACAGGACTTGACCCTGTAAAGGCCACGATTTCGCATACGCCTTATGCTAGAATTGACGGCTCTCAGTATCAATCAAGTCGGCGAGAACCTCGCACTATCAGCCTAAAACTTGGCATTGAGCCTCGCTATAGTAACAGAACTGTGCAGGAGATTCGAAATCATCTTTATGAATACTTTATGCCTAAACTTAGCATTCAGTTGCTGTTTCACATGTCCGATAATCGGGTGTTCTTTATCGACGGGCGTGTCGAATCTTTTGAGACTATATTCTTTACGGGGCAGCCGGAGGTGAATGTCTCTGTGCTCTGTCTCTTGCCAGATTTTACTATGAATGATTTGCACTCGGTTGGTGGAACTCTTCAGCCAGGCGCCATGAACGATTTCGTTGTCGACTATCCAGGGACTGTCGCCACGGGTATTACTTTCTATGTGAACGCAGTTTCGCCATTTACATCACTCCAGATTGAGCATCGATCCTTGGAGGATACGCCGAGATCTTTCGGAGTCGGCGCGCAGGTTCCCGCTGGAAACAAACTCTCTATCTCTACGTTGTCTGGCGATAAAAGTGTATGGATCTTGGGCCGGGACGGCCGACCGATTTTGTATGCAGTAGCTCCTAATTCCTATTGGATTCAACTAGAGCCAGGCGCGAATCGGTTTCGAGTAACTTCGGATAACGCGGCCCCCAACACATATTCTCTTAATTATTTGTCTTTGTACGGGGGTCTGTGATGGATCTTTATAAACTTGATAGCCTTTATCGAAGAGAAGTGCTAATCGACGTATACACTTCACTAATCTGGACAGAACGTTTCAATGGTTATGGAGACTTCGAACTTATTCTCCCCTTCAACACAAAGAATGCACAACTGCTGACGCATGGGGATACCCTTGCGTTGGAGGGTTCTTACCGAGTAATGATGGTCGAAAATTTTAATCTGTCCTATGACGTGGATGGCAATGCCATTTTCAAGATATTTGGCAGATCGTTAGAAGCTCTTCTAGAAAGTCGCGCGGCCATTCTTCCATTTTCAAACATGTCCGAAAGTCTCAAGTGGGAACTTACAGGAACTCCCGCAGCGATTGCGAGGAAGATCTTTCATGATATTTGTGTTGTTGGAGTTGTAGATCTGAAAGATAGACTTCCATTCATTATTGAGGGATCGCTATTCCATGAAAATACAATCCCGGAACCCTCTGGTGAGATGACTATCGAGATCGCCCCTACTTCCGTTTACGCGGCAATTCAAGAGATTTGTGCATCGAACGAGTTGGGTTTTAGAATTGTGCGAAATCTAGACACCTCCGAACTATATTTCGATGTGTATTCCGGAAACGATCGCACTTCTGCTCAGACCGTCCTAAATCCTGTAACTTTTAGTCCAGAGTTTGACAAGATTCGGGAGATGAGTGAGTCGAGCGAAAGCTCGGAATATAGGAATGTTGTTTATGTGGTGTCCAAACAAGGCAATAAGGTAATGCACGCAGAAGGTTCTGACCCGGATGCCGAAGGATATGCCCGTAAGGTAGTTGTCGTTGAGGTCACCGACATGGACGACATCGAGGATGTTACCCCAGAGGAAATCGATAACATTCTGGAATTCAGAGGCTTGGAAGCTCTGAGTATGCATCGGGAAGATAAATCTTTCGAGGGACAGATTGTTAATTTGTATAAGTATGATGAAGATTATTTTCTCGGAGATATTGTTGAGGTTCTGGGCACGAACATGGTCGTGAATTTTATGCGAGTTGTTGAACAAATCTTTGTCGCGGATGGAGAAGGAGAACGCGTTTATCCTTCGCTAGAACTGTATGCAAAGCAAACTCCAGGCACTTGGAAGTCTCAGAATCTCAGAAACTGGATCAACTATACAGATACCGAGTATTGGAACACTTTTCCTTAGGACGGAGTCAAC